GCAGGATTAGAATTAAATAATCGTTATGGTCATTTAAAGAATAAACGAAATAGTGGAGAAATATATAGCAAAGAAAAAATGATAGAAGCATTAATCAATAAATCTAAAGAGTTAGGTAGAATTCCTTCAAATTCTGATACTATGTGTCCATGTGTAAAAACATATGTTAATAAATTTGGTAGTTGGAATAAGGCATTATTTGAGGCTGGTTTAATTAAAGAATCTGAAATTGAGAGTTATAAAGGTTATCATCCTAGTGGGAAGAAGATTAAAGAGGGTAGGAGGAGATTAAAACATGAATCCTAAAGAAGCAATCAAAAAACTATACGAACAATGGCAAGAATTCACGAATGAGCAATACCCTGATAATGAATCATTAGACACATATTTTTCTGAACAAGAAAAGAAATGTATATTTTTATCATCTGCTATTATAGGTATTACAACCTATGACGATGAATTAGATAAAGAATTTGGTAAAATGATTTTAAGCACAATGATTCAAATTAAGAATAGAATCACTTTTGAGTATATTAAAAATAAAGAAAATTATAAGAATTTTATCTTGTCTTGTAATTTTATTGAAGAATGGATAGAATGGGGTACTGGCATAAGAGGGGCATGGTTTAATACTGGAGATGGAAAGATAGTGCCAGATGAAGCATTGAGTAATGTTGGATATGATGAGGACGGTATTAGAATTACTGATGATTTTATGGAATGGTTTATTGAGTTTTTAAACAAATAAAATTAATTTAAAGGAGAATAATTATTATGAAAAACATTCAATTAGATATGATTGTTGAAACTGAATTATCTGTAGATGAATTTAATAAAAAATTTATTGAATGGGTAGAATCTAATAACTGGTACTGTGGTGGTTTAATGTTTGAAGTTGATGACGAAGGTAATAAATTTAAAAAGGAGGAAGTTTTATAATGTTGGCAAAAGAATTATTTGAAAAGTTAGGATATACCCAAAGTGAAAATTCAGAGAATGGTATCCAATATATTAGCAAAAGTAAAGATAGTGAAATGCAGAGAATTGGAATGGTAACAATAAATATTATTGAATTTTATCCATTAAGCAAAGAAATTCTTTTCCAAACTACAATTAAATTTAGGGATGGTAGTACAAAAGTAAGTGATTCATCAGTTTTGAATGTTGAAGAATTTAAAGCAGTTCAACAGCAAATTTTAGAATTAGGATGGTAATGTTTAAAATGAGGTGTAAATAATATGAAACTATTATCAAATGCTATTATATTAGCAACACAATGGCATAATGGTCAAGTAGATAAAGCAGGAAAACCATATATTCTTCATCCTCTTAGAGTGATGTTAAAAGTAAATTTTATTGAAATAAAAATAGTTGCGGTTCTTCATGATATTCTTGAAGATACAGAATGTACTTATCAAAATTTAAAAGAAATCGGATTAAGTAATGAGTTAATAGAAGCTATTTATTGTTTGACTAGACAAAAGAATGAAGATTATATGGATTTTATTAAAAGGTGTAAACAAAATCCTATTGCGAGAATAGTAAAACTAGCAGATTTAGAAGATAATTGTGATTTAAGCAGAATTGAGAATCCTACTGAAAAGGATTATGAAAGGGTAAAGAAGTATAAAAAGGCAACTAATGAATTGTTGTATGGTTAAGATCACAAATCTTATATTTTGTCTTGAAATGAAAGGAGAATAATTATGTCTATTTTGAGCAAAGAAGAATTTGTAAAATATTGTGCTGAATCAGAAGGATGTACTGTGGAAGAAATTTTAAAATATAATGAAATATTTCCTTGTAACTGTGAATATCAAGGATGTAAAGGTTGGCGATTAGAATTAAAGAAAAATGCATTATTAGATTTTTATAATTCAATAAATAAAAATAAATTTATGCTAAATTAAGGAGGAATAATATTATGGCGATAAGTACAGTAGGAATTTTAAAAGACAACATAGGATTATATAATATTCATAATTTCATTAAAAATAATATTGATAACAATGTAATTATAGAAACACAGAATAGTAAAAGTCATTATATTGATTTTAAATACAAAAAAGAAAACCGTAGTATGCATTTATTTATGTATTCTCATGATTATAAATCTGATACTAAATATGATGGTTTGGTAAATATTGTTACGTTAGGATATTATGGATGTTCTTGTGAAATCATTGAAATGATAGTTAAACATTTTAGTGGTTGGTATATGGAAAATGATTGTGAATGTAAGGTTAAATATTATGAATAAAGAAGAGCAATATATCATGACTGAAAAACAAACCATAGAAAAATTAATTAATGCGTTATATGTTGCAACTGATAGAGCAGTATCAAATGGAGATAGATTGATTGAAATAGGGCAAGCAGATATTAATAGAGGACAATTTTTATCATTAGTAAGAAGTGCTGTGAAAGAAGCAGAAAATTGGATTGATGTACCTGATTATTATTATTTTAATAAGTTTAAGTAGAACGTATAATTTAATTATATTTTATAAGGAGAATAATTATGAATAAAATTGTATGGGAATATAATATGTCATGTATTTGTGGTTATGGATATGAAGAAATTAGATATGAACATGAATCGGATAATACTCATATCAAAGGAGATCAAGATTTTATAAGGTTGAAAGTAGAATTTGAAAGTGATAAAATTAATAGTCGCAAAGATATATTTGTATGCCCGAAATGTGGTACAATAAAATTTGATTTGTAACTGTATAAAGTGTATACTTTATATTAATTTAAAGAGGTGTAATTTAAGTAAGTTAATAAAAAGTAATAAAAAAGGAGGAGTTTAAAAATGGAAAATGAAAATTTGATTAAAGAGGAAAAGCGGTCATTTTTACGAAAAATACCTGGATTTAGATCGGGTAAAAAATGGAAAATAATGGTAGCAAGTTTGTTTTATGGATTTTGGATTCTTGTTTTTATAGGTATAGCAAATAGTGATACCAGCACTCAACAACAGGTAACAAAACAAGAACAAAAAGTAGAACAACTTCAACAACAAGAGCAATCACAGCAAGTAGATTCTCAACAAAAAGAAGAAGAAGAAGAAACTATTGAAGCGCAAAAACAGGCTGTACTTGATTTTGAAAAGCAATTTTTTAATATAGAAAAACCAACTTCTTTAGCACTACAAGATTTTAGTAATAAAGCAGGGAAATTAGGTCAAGGTGTAACAGTATATGATTTATATGAAGCAGCAAATAAAGCTAAAAATGCATGTAAAAATACTCAAATGATTTATACATCATTAAAAATTCCAGATAATATCCCGGATGATGTAAAGAAAATATTAAAAGATGCAAAATCTGATTTATCAACGGCATATTATAGTAAATCTATAGCAATGGATAAAGCTATGAAATTTTTAGACGAACAAAAACCTAGTCAAATGCAAGAATATAAAGACGAAATTAAGATGGCTGATTCATTTGTAATAAATGGAGTGCTAAAATTAACTGAAGCAAAACAAAAAATTGGTATTGATATTAGTAAATAATAATAATTATTTAGTTGTCCTGTATTTAGTGGGACAACTAAAAAATACATAAAAGATAAATAATAATGAAAAATAGACATGCTACAAATCATTGATATTACTGGGTTTCTAAAATCTAAAAACATGACAAAATACTCGTTTTGTGTTGAAAGGAGGGAAATTAAATTATGAATTTAAACGTTGAAGAATGTGAAATAATTTTATATTTAATAAAAGGATATGCTGAAAATTTAATGTGCAAAAATAAAGAATATGCAGATAAATCTTTTGAATTAGTTAGAAAAATTACAAAATATGTTGTTGAAACTAAATATATGAATAAGGAGAATAAAATTATGCCTATAGCAATAACGAAAGATACATGTAGTGGTTCACCTAGAATTGACGGTAGGAGAATTACAGTGTACAATATACTAGGTTGTCTAACAGGAGAATTGAATATGGATGAAATTTGTGAAGAATTCAATCTTACTAAAGAACAAGTATTAGAAGCAATAGAATGGGCAAAGGAATATATTGAAAATAAATTTGAAACTACTACTGTAGAATATATAAAAATAGTAGGAGATTTATTAACATTTTATCAGTGTAATAAATGTGGTAATACAGAAGTTTCAAGTAGTGCAGATTATTGTTCTGGCTGTGGAAGAAAAATAGTTTATTATTAAAAGGAGAATTAAAATATGATTATGTTAATTTATGCTAATTATAAAGATGAAATATATTGTCAAAAGTTTAGAAACGAAAATGATATGAATAAATTTATTGAAGAAAACGAGATTATTTATTTAGGTAGTAAGATATTGAATTAATAAGGAGAGAATACTATGAAAATTAAAATAAGAGTAAAAAATTTGAATGGTAATACTGAATGGAATGAAATCTATGTACTAATTTAAATGCTTATAAATGTGATAATTGCGGATTTGTTATGTTATTTAGTGAGAAAGAATAGATATTATGAATTGTAAAATTTAATTAAAAAAGGATAATATTATATGAAAAAATTTATTTTTATCTTATTGATTTTAAGTCTATTTATCTTTACTGGATGTAGTGAGAAAAGAAAAGAAATTATAGAAGAAAAATTAGTTTTTGGAATAGTGACAAATAAAAATTATTATTGGAGTAGCACAAAAGTACAATATTATGATGTTACTATAAAATATGATAATATTGAAAAGACATTTGATAATGAAAATTTATTTAATATAGTTAATATTGATGATAATATTCAAGTTATTTATAGAAAATATAGAATTATTAGTGATAAAGATTCAAGTATTTATCATACAATTTATTTACTATAAAACCATCATTTTATGAAGAAAGGAGAAATCTTATTTTGAAGGATTATGAATTAGAAAAATATTTTAGAAATAATAAATTTATTAGAGATGTTAAAGTAGAAATAGATGGGAAATTATATAATATAGAAAAAATTATTTGGACTGGTATGGAAAACGGAGGTAAACATATTATTAAAATTAAAAACAAGGAGAATAAATAATATGAACAAAATATGTGAAATAATCAACGATCAATTCTCATGGATATTAGAAGTTGATGGAGAGAAAATAAGTTTTCAAGGTGGATGGAATGCAGATTATTTTGAACGTCATTATTCTGAATTAGGGTATAAAGTAGAACGTATAGATAGACAAATAAAATAAAATAAAAGGAGGCTTATTATATGTCTGATGAATTATATGAAGAATTAAAAATATATGTATATGTTAGAGATTATTTTAGAAAATATAATGCAATGTGTATAGACGGTATTAATGATTGTATTGATTGTGGTTTATGTTGGATGAATTCAAAAGAATATATGGAAATTGAAAAAATGTCTTTAAAATACTAAAATAAATGCTTGACAAGTAAGTAACAGAATGTTAATATAATAGTGAATAAAAAATTAATTTAAAGGAGCAAAAAATAAATATGACTAACTTTGAAAGAATAAAAAATATGACAATTGACGAATTAACAGAAGAATTACATTTAGGAAATTGTTCTTCTTGTCCATGCGATAAATATGATTATAAGGAATGTTATATTGAAGGTACTGATTGTTTAGGTTTAATTAAAAAATGGCTGGAAATGAAAAGTGAATAAATTGGATTAAATATAAAGGAGATATATTAAATATGACAGAAATAACATTAAACGGTGAAGTATATGTTAAGAAAGATGAGATTAAAGTAGATCATGAAATGGTAGTAACATATTTTAAAAATATAGAAGAATATAAATTTATTCAATTAGTTGATGAAATTGTATTAGAAATGCTTAAAGGAAAATATGATGATTTAGAAAGTTTAATGGAAGGACATTGTAATACAAATAGAACATTACTTAAAATTCACTATGCTACGCATGAGTGAGATAAAAATAAATATTAAAAGGAGAAAAGATGATGAAAGAAAATAATAATCAAATAGAATATTTAACATGTAAAAATTGATTATTTAAATTTAATAATTAAAACATGTGATTTTGAAATTATTAAAATTAATATTTAATGAGATAATTTATAAAGGAGTTTCTAATGGACACATCAAAAGAATATATATTAATGTGTAAAAAAGCAATAGAAATCCAAGGTAAAATCAATGAAAATAAAAATAAAGATATATTTGGTATACTTCAAGAAAGAGGTTTAAAAAGAGGAGATTATATTGTAATCCAAAAATACGATATATTTGCAGAGTATGAAGAAAGATGGAAAGAAATAATAACTAATACTCATGTTGATTTTGTAGTAATTAATGAAGAGGATAGAGAAAATTTTTATTTGCAAGGGATTGAAAATTATTCACATGAACTTTTAGGAATGATTAGAAAAAATGCTGTTTATTTTAGTTTCCCTTGTTGGGAAAATGGAGAAGATGATTTGTGTTATACTTCTGGAAAATATGTTTATTGGTTGCCTAGACAGGATCAGATTCAATCAATATTTTTAAATGGACTTACAGAACATAATAAACTAAGAAAACTTATAGAATGGTTAGATTCTAAAGCAGAATATAATCCATATACATATTCATTAGAAATGTTATGGTTAATGTTTTACATGTATGAAAAGCATAATAAAAAGTGGAATCCTATTAGTAATATAAAGGAATGGGAATATATTAAATAAACTAGATGATTAATAATAAAGTGAGGTGAAATTATATTTCATATACAAACTATAAAGATATAACGTAGAATAGGGATGACCACTAGAATTATTGTTTCAGACATAGCACAAGAATACAATACATATAAAAGACAGAAAAGAAATAAATTGCATAATATTAATGTCGATGAAGTAACGGAGAGAATTTGTAATATAATTGGTATTTAATTTAAAGAAATAATTAAATAATATAATAAAGGAGTTTATAATTATGAGTAAAGAAAATATATTAATATTTGACAAAGTTAAATGTAATATGGTTTTTGAAGTACAATTTTTTAATTTTGGAAATGATGAAATATTAGATGAATATGTCGAAATATCTTGTGGAGAAGATATAGAAAATTTATTTGAAGCATTTAAAAATAAAAAATGGGATGAATTATTTTATAAACAAAGTTATAGTAATAATGATATTGCTTATGTTGAATTTAAAGGTATACAATTTTTTGCAGAAAATATTGATGGTCATAGATTTAGAGTAGGAAATGAAAATGGTATGAAACAATATGCAAATGCTGTTTTAAATATTGAAAAACTAGGTGAAAACAATTCTTTAAAGTTAAAACAAATTAGAAATATATTAGATAACTAATTTTAAAATATATAAAGTGAAGTGAAAATATGAAATTTCGAGATAGCGATCTAAAAAATTATTCATTAATGAAAAGTAAAAAATTAGATAAGTGTTTTGTATGTCAAGAAGGAACATATTATATTGATTACTGTTGTGAAGGTAGGGTATGTAGTACAGAATGTCATGATAAATTTTATGAAGAATTAACGAATGATATTAAGAAAAAAAGATTAGGAGGAATACATATGAGTGCAGATAATGGGATTTATATTTAAAAATGAAAGATCAATACAGAGTGATTCATGCTCAAGCAATTGATAATCTAACTTACTCCCATATTGATAAAAATAATAGAGAATTAGTTCCTACTCGTATTGTAGAATATTATGGTAATAGTAAATATACCCGTAATATTAATATGGCAAGAAATATTGCTTTCTCTATGGCAAAAAGACAACCTATTTTAGAATATGGAATTAGTGAAATCAAAATCAATAAGACATGGAATCAAATTGTCAGAGAAGCAAAATTACTTGCACTAAAGAAATTGAAGCAATTAATCAGGATAATGATGGTCGATGGAATTGGAATATTAAAAGGTTAGAGGAAATTTTGAAAATGTAGAAAGGAGGATACATATGATGCTTAGTTTATTTAATATTTTTAAAAGAAAGCAAGATAAACCAAAATATAATACCATTATAGTAAAAAAATATGTTGTAGATATTTACTATAAAAATAATACAATGAGTTCATTTACTGATAATAGTAATACGTTTCCTATAGATTATCGTAAACTATTAAAATGGTATTTTTGTAGAGAAAGCGAATCATATTGTTTACTTTATAGCAATGGAGGAATGTTAGTTATTAATAGGGATGAAATTAGTAAAATTAATTTCTACAGGAAGGAGGTGCAAGAAAAAGTAAAAGTGGAATGTAGTAAGAATTATAAAATATAATAAAAAAAGAGGTGAAAATCATATTGGAGCAATTAGTAGAAAAAATTAAAAATGCTAAAACAGATGGTGAAATTAAAAAAGTATTATGTGAGATTTTTATGTTAATTCAAATGGATTCAAGAGTTAGAAAAGAATTTGATGATTGCATTAATGAAATTTGGTAAAAATATAATAATAAAATAAATAAAATTAAAAGGAGAAATTATTATATGAATAATCAAACTGAAAATTATATTATTCTTAAACCTATTGCTGAGAGATTTAATAGAATTGCTAAAGAAATATCAGATGAAGATATTAAATATATTATCAAAGAAGCAATGTGGGAACAGATTAAAAGTATATTTGATTTTAGTAGATTAGAAGAATTGACTTATGAGTATATAGATAAAAACGAAGAAGATATTAAACAAATGATTGCAGATTCGATTATTGATAGACTTAGATGTAGGTAAGAAATATTTGTTACAATATATTTTTTTGGTCATGATTTTAAGGAGGGATAAATTTATGAGTAATATTTATAAAATTGCAGTTAAACTTACATATGATATGTATGAACCTAGATTATTTAGTAAAGAAGATAAATTTATATGTCAAACCATAAATTATCATTGGCATACACCAATTTACGCAAATGATGAACAACAAGCAATAGATAAATTTTTTCAAAGATATAATATAGATAATTGTAATCCTCATATTTATGGGAAAATAAAAAATATTCAACGTGAAATAATTTGTATTAATAAAAATGCAACATATACAATTAAACAATTACAAAAAGAAATGGACAGTAATGATTTTTTAGATTATATAAGAGATAAATTAGAATTGGATAAAGTAGTGGATTTAGTTGTTAAATGGTAAAATTAAAGGAGAGATAATATTATGAAAATATTAATAGGATATTGTAAAGAATGTGATTCACCAGTATATAATACAGATGAATTAATACCTGATTATAAGAATATATTTCAATGTTCTAATTGTGGTCAACCACATTTGAGAGATGAATTATGGGATGAAGTACCTGAATATATTAAAGGAGGAAAATAAATATTAATATATTACATCAAAAAATACCAATTGATAGCAATGGTGAATATTTATTAAAATTGAGAGAAGTAGCAAGAATGCATGATTCTATTAAAGATGTTTTACCTAAAGATTATATATTAATAACTTCACCAACCGATATTGCTAAAATTGACGGAGATTTAAAAATTATTAATATTGATTGTAAGGAATATTCCTATAATGAATTAATTAAAATCATAGAGAAAGCAGAAATGTATAATGGACTATGTAAATAAATAATATAAATTAGAAAGGAGAAGTCTATGCTTATTCGTTGTGAAACAAGTAATAATTATAATAGATTTTATATTTCTAATATAAATACCATGCAAGAATTAAAAGAATATGCAGATAAAAATATTCCTCTTGAATGTTACATGTTAGATGGAAGATATAAACACAGTATTTATTTAGATAAAGAAATGACATTAGTACATTTATATTTAAATAACTATTTACAGTATTATGAAATATATGGATACATATTTAATCAAGAGGAATTAAATAATGTGCATAAAACAATTTGTTGTAATTGTTTATATAATGATTATAACTATGATTTGAATTGTGAATATATTAAAAATGATATATGGTGTAAAAATTATATGGAAAAACACATACCCACAATAAAGAGATTAATTAAGAAATATTTTAATAAATAATAAAATATTATAAAAGGAGAATGATATTATGAACACAAATCACAAAGGTAAAAAAGTTAAGATTGTCAACACAGAAGGATTCATCAGAGATGATTATAAAGATTTAGATAAATATATTAATCAAACAGGAATTGTTAGATATGATTATGAGTGTAGTGGGCGTAGATTATCTATAAAATTTGATGATGAAGTATTAGATAATATAAATAATGATAATGGAAGATTGTGTTTTAGAGTTGATAGTGTAGAGTTTGTTGATAATGTTTGTGAAAAACCTGTAGAAAAAATTCATGCAAAGTTAGGAGATATTGTAGAATTGTCAAATGGTTTAAAAATGGAAATATGCGAAGATTATTTTTATGATTCAAAACAATATTACAAAACTGTAGATATAAATACAAATAAACTTGTAACAAACTACATATCAGAAGATAATTTAAAGGAGTATTGTTTAGGAAATAAAGTTTTTGGTCATGGAATTGAAAAGTATAAAATAATAAATATTAAAACTGAGGAAGTTAAGGAAGAAATAGAATCAAAACCAAAAAATAAAGTTTATATTTATAGGATGATACCACATAAAATTAATTGGGAAATAACATATGATGGTGAAATTATACATCAAATAACTGATTCAGGTGATGAATCATATAAACTAATAATCAATGGAAATAATACTATTGTCATTCTTGATGACGGATGTAAGGATGTAGCAAAGTGTTTACCTAGTGATGAATATGATTTAGAGAAAGGAGTGGATATTGCTTACACAAAAGCAATTATTAAATCTTATCAGAAGAAGTTAAAAAGATTGATAAAATAGTTAAATTCAAAAATGTATTGACAGATTATAAAAACAATATTAAAATAATAAATAATGAGAAGGTTAAAGATATGACAGATCAAAACAAATTAGAATTTAAAAACAAATATGAAAATAATCCAGTAGCATTTGTTGAAGATTTTTATAATGTTAAATTATATTCTTGGCAAAAAGCATATCTAAACGCATTATGTATAAAAGATAAAGTTATTGAATATTTTATTCCTTATAGGTATGGTAAAACAACATTGCTTAAATGGCAATTAGAGTACATGAAAGTTATAGGAATGTATTTTAATGTATGGACTAAAGAAGGTATTGAAGTATATGAAAAAGGTGTATTAGTTAAAATTGTAAAAATAGAAAAATAATATAAAAATACATATAAAAGGAGAAAATAAAATATGCATGATTATTATGATGAACCACCTTATTATGAACCGTCAATTGCAGATGAAATATTAATAGAATTTCAACAAAAAATGAAAAATGCTTTATTAGAAAATGTTAAATTAGACATTGAGAATATCAAAGAAGAAAATGAAAGACTAAAAGAAGAAAATGAAAAATATAAAAAACGTGAAAGAGATATTTTAAATAAAGAAAGAGATTTAAAATATAAAGAAGAAAATCTTAAGAGAGAAGTTATTAATGAATTTTATCAAAGTAATATTAGTGATACTTTAAAACAATACATAGAAGAATCAGAAGTATGGTTTGCCGATATAGAGCGATACCAAAATGAAAAATGTGACATATGTGATGAAGAAAGAAAATTAGTAGCAAAATATCCAAACGGTAAAATTACAACAACTACATGTGATTGTGCAAAAATGTTAAGTAAATATATTCCTGGTTTAAGTACAATTGAATTAATTAAATTTAGCAAACGTGATAGTAGATATTCCTCAGAAAGAAGATTTCATCTTAGTAAAAGTTATTCTCCAATTCCTAGTAGGAGAAGTGATTACGATGATTATCAAGAGTTTAAAATTTATCATGTTATTGATAAATTTGATGAGAGTATTATTAAATTACATAAAAATAAAAAATATGGCGAAAGATTAGGATTTATAAGTAAAGAAGAGTGTCTTAGGTATTGTAAATGGTTGAACAAAGGTTTTAATGAAAATAAAGACGAAGACGAAGTAGAATTATTAGATTAAAATACTATATGTATACTAGATGTAGTATAAAGTAAAATATAATACACTACATCTAGTATTAAAATCATGTTAAATGCCTGATATGATAATAATATTGAAAGAGGGGATAAATATAGCAAAGGGTTATTTTAATGGGTTTAATGAATATAGAATTGAAGGTAATTCTGCATTTGTTATTCTTAAAAATAGATGGAAACAACCAATTGATGAAACTATTATAGACAAAGAAGATTTACAGAAATTAATTGATTTAAATTATTCATGGCATATTAGAGGATCGAAAAAAGGCAAAAATAGTGAAGAACTAAATTATGCAGTAAATACATATTATTATAAAGATGATAATGGTAATCAAAAATGTAAAACGATATATTTACATAATATTATATTAGGTGTAAATACTGACTTGCTAAATCATATAAATCACATAAATCATAATACACTAGATAATAGAAAAATAAATTTAGAATTAATTACTAGTATGCTTAATGGGCAATTAAGAAATAAATCTAATTCTAATAGTAAAACTGGAGTAAGAAATGTTAATCTTATTACTAAATATGGAGGAAAACAAGAATATTGGGTTCAAATAATGAGAAATGGTGAGAAATTTAAATGGGAATTTGGAATAAATGAATTTGACAAGGCATGTGAATTTGCAAGATTAAAAAGAATAGAATTATTTGGTAAAGAATAATACATAAACAGTATAGGAGAAATAATATGATAGTTAAAATCGGCAATACATATTATAATTCAACAGAAGAACCAATTATGTTAATACTTAGTCAAACTGAAAAAGAACATATTTCTAATATGATAAATGATAATAAAAAATATTGCTCTTTTCCTGATGGTAGCAATATAGATAAGATTAAAAATTTTATGGATGTACCTGAGTGGATATTGAGATGTGTAGATTATTAAAACCAAAATATGGTTTAATAAAATAAAAAATATAAAATAAAAGGAGATTGATTTACTATGTTAGATAAAAAGAATGGTTATATATCTAATAAATTTGAAGAATTAGAATGTTTAAAAGATGAAGTAATTAAAGGTGTACTTCAACACGATAAGAAAATATACATAATTTTTAAAAGTGGATTTTCTTTTTGGTTTAATTCTAATGGTGCTTTTACAATTGAATTGCCTAATGTAACTCAAGATATTTTAAATAAACATAAAGGCAAATTAATATCAACTAAAAAAGCAATTGAGAATGTATTGAAATTAGCAGGAGAAGAATTATGAAATTTACAGAAATGACTAAAGAACAAAGAGAAGAAAATATTAATATTGCAATTGATGAATTTAAAGAATTTATTTTAAAAATGGCAATTGATTTAGAACATGACGAAGAAATAGTTAAAAATTTTATTTCTAATATCACATGGGAAGAATATCAAAGATTTGCTGAAGAATTAGCAGATCAATTAGGATTAAGAGAAGAATTACATGAAATAGTAGAATATATTAGTATTGCTTGTAGTATTCATGAGAGTTTATGTAGAGAAGAAAAAGGAGGAAATTAATAAAAGATAAGTTCGATCCAAAAATAGGAGGGATAAATAAATTATGGCATTAAAAGATTATACATTTCATCAAAATCAATGTATTGTAAATAATCATTCAGAATTTGTAATATTATTAAAATGGTTTCTTGAACATGGTGCAGAAAATTATTGTGGTGGAGATATTCCAATGTTTAATAGTTTGTATGATATATTAGATGAATTAGATGTAGTATTTGAAGATTTTAATTGTGAAAGCGAAGATGAAGATGATTGTCTTTTAATAAAAGATATATCTGAATTAGAAGAATTTCTATTAAATAATATTAATGAGGATACATTAATTCCATCAGAAGATGAATATCCTGTATTAATATCATGGTATAGAGAAGAAAGTTTTGATAGATTTGGAGATTCTAATGTGAAATTAATGAATTTTAAATCTATGAAAGATATTAAAAATGTGAATGAGTATATTGAAAAATATAAAACTAATTAAAAGGAGAATAAATTATGGAAAATATTTTTAGATGTTCTATTTGCAAGAAAGAATATACTGGATATGATGCAGAAAGAAAATGTTTAAATGATGAAATTAATTGTCTAAATTTAAAAGAAAAATTAGATAAAATTGTTATAGAAGCAATTAAAATTTTAGAAGAAAAATATGAAGTGAAAATTATTGAAGAAAAACATAATGTCCAAGCAGATTCTAGTAATCATGGTCAAGATTATGAAATATTTATATATTTCAATGGTGAAGCAGAATATAAAGGTGAATTATTTAAATTTTATATAAGTAGTGACAGTGTTGGTGATGGAAGATTTGAAGAAACTCTAGATTCAGTAGAAGGATTAGTAAATAATTTTATATTTAAATATCTCAGAGAAAAAGAAATAGAATCTAATGAGATAGTTGGGATTGTAAAATTTTACGAAGATGATAATGTAGATGAAAATAGTGGATGGCATTATTATAATAGAGGATATATGATTGGAAATCAAGATGTAGAAGATTTAATGTATGATTTATGTGGTAAGAAGATTAAGATTGAAGTGATTGAATAATGATATTATAGAATTGTTTTTATGTAAGTTTTAAAATTTTAATAAGAAGTGTATCGAAAAAAGGTTAACATTAGGCATAATAGACCAGTAACCTTGAGAAACCCACAACCTAGAAATAGGTGGTTGAAGCTGTTAGGTTGTGCACACTTCTTATTATATTTAAAAAATAATAAATAAAATAAATTAATAAAATAAAAAGGAGAGATTTTATCATGAAAGAATTATTAAACACTAAAATTGTAGGTAATATTGAAGTCAGTCATATGGTTACTGCTGTTTTTCTTGTGTTCTGTGGTTGGTTAATGTTTGGTGATAATGGCGCATTAAGTGGAGCAATGAACGCATGGCATTTGAAGTAAAAATAATATAAAAATTTAATAAACAAAGGAGAATAATACATATGAACGAATACAATAATGTAGATTGTTGTTTTGATTGCTCAAAACAATTTAATGATGAATTATGTAAAAATGATATGTATTGTAAAACAAAAGATAATTGTAGTACAAATCATTGTAGTCCTGGTGCTTGCAAAGATTTTAAGAAGAAGGAAGAAACAGTAACTATTACAAAAGCAGAATATGAAGAGTTAGTGAAGGATAGTAATTTTCTTGAAGCAATTAAATATACAGGAGTAGATAATTGGTCTGGTTATAGTGAAGCATATGAGATTTTAAATACTTGGGAAGCAGAGGAGTAGATACATATGAAGGTAAAAATATTAAAATTTAATAATGATAGTATTTCAGATCATAAAATTGGTGATATTGTTGAAGCAAAAAGATTATATGAATTAACTAAAGAAGAAATGGAAGAATCAATAGGACAAATTGATGTTAATGATAGTTTGTGGGAGATAGATGATATATTTATCCATGAAAAAGGGAATTATTGGGCATATGTGTTTGATGATGAAGTGGAAATTGTAGAAGAGTAAATTAGTATACTACATATAGTATGTATTAAATTAATATAAATACTATATGTAGAAAAAGATTAAATTAATTATTTACATAAAATATTTAATCCAATTTTGATATTTATTTTAAATTTAAAAAAGGAGAAATACATATTGGCATATAATAAATATGAAGAAATACATAAAGAAATAGACGGAATGTTATATAAGCAATGTAGAAATTGTGGTGAATGGTTAGAAGCGAATTTAAATAATTTTGGTAAAAATAAAAATGCAAAAGGTGGACTTAATGCAAGATGTAAAATATGTCATCATAAACATAATCATGAAAATTACATATTAAATAAAGACAAATATAAAGAAAATGTTGCTCAAAAAATTGCAAATAATGAGTTGTATAATAGTGAATTTAATAAATATATAATTAACGGTAATATCACAAAAATAATAATGAAAACTGCAAAAGATGAAGAAGTAATTACTGTTATAGATACAGAAGATTTAGAATATGTAAAGTCTTTTGGATTAAGATGGTGTATTAAAAATTCTAAGAATACAAAAACACAATATGCAAGAGCAACAAAATGGGAATTAGTAAATGGAGAACCAAAACTTATTACATATTGTTTGCATATTTTATTATTAAATGCTAAGAAAGGAGAATATGTAGATCATAGAAATCATGATACTTTAGATAATAGAAAAGATAATCTTAGAATTACCACTAATTCAAATAATACTAAAAATAGAAAAAGTAAAAATTCTAATAATTCATCTGGTTATAGAAATGTGTTGTTTGATAAACAAAGAGGTTTATGGTTAGTAAGATTGCAGATTAATAAAAAAGGTAAAACATTAGGTGAATTTACAGATGTACATGAAGCAGGTAAATTTGCTGAAGAGATGAGACAAAAATATTATGGTAAGTTTGCAGGTAAATCATAATATATATTTATAAAGTATAGTATATCTAAATAGAGAAATTGGTATGCATAATATATACAATAAAAACATAGGAAGTAATATTGCTATAAAAGCATATCAATTTCTCTAATAATATTATAACCAAATATAATATAAGATATACATATAATATACTAATAAATTTAGGAGGATAAATTTTAATTATGTTTACAGAATATTTTAAATGTAAAGAATGTGGACAGATTTTTAAAATTACTATAGTTAATAGTAGAGAGATAAATGAAGTTAATTATTGTCCGACATGTGGAGAATCAAATATTGATTATGCATTAGATAATGAAGTAGATGAATATTTTGGATAAAAATTAATGCAAAGGAAAATATTTATGAAATATAATAAAACTGAAAGAAACAAACAAGTAGATGAAATGTTAAGAAAACATGGCATAATAATAGAAAAAATATCTGAAGAAGAATTAAATGAATGTCTTAAAAATAATAAAGAAGGTATTTATATTACAAATGGAATTAGTATTACTGTGTCAAAGTATAACCAATTTGAACCATAGAAAGAAAGAAGAAATAAATTAAAACAAAAAATTAGATTGGTAATGATTTTAGGTATTGACAGAATGATAATATAATTGTATAATAAACATACCTAAAATAACAAAGGAGGTTAATCTTATAAAAACAAATATTTTCATACCTAAAACTATCAAGGTAGGTTTTCAGAATCGCAATGATACATATACAAAAAAGTTAGCATACGTTATTTACTATGATCAAAAAGGTAAATTGCGTAAAGAAATTAGCTGGAATAGCTGGAGAGATTATAAAATTGAACCACAAGAATTCCCCAATGAACCAACTTCAGGATTTGTATTAAATAAGAAAGTTGGTGACTACAAAAGTGACTGGAACCATAGACAAGCATATTGCAGAGTATATGATAGCAGAGACTTCGAATTCGAGATCACAATAGAAAATCTTTTATACATCCTAGAAAATACTTCGTCAATTAAAGGGAAAGGGTTAGAAGGAGAATTTGTTTACGGATGGGATGGAAAGGATTTAATTATGATTCCGGTAGACTCCCCTGATTATAAAGAAATGGTTGAAATTAATAATTTAAGACATGAAAAGAAAAAGTTTGATAGTAAGAATATGATTTTAGGTGCGACATATAAAACTAACCAAAATTATGAATTAATTTATCTAGGAAGATATTATGAAAACAATGATGACAATAAAGAATCTAAATCATATTTCTTTTATGACAGAGATAATAAATGGAGTAAAATAACTACTATTAAATCTTTGACAGGAAATATAATTGATATAGTAGATGAAAATTGTGTTGATGATTATGCTGATTTAATTGATAAATTATTAAAAAGTAGTTATTATTCTACTAGAGAACAAAAGTATGATGAATATAAAGATTATACATTATCTGAATTTAAAGAGAATTTAAATAAACATGCATATTCATATCATAGATATTATATTCAAGTTGATGATAAATATGTAAAATATCATATAGAAAGATATAGAGGTTATAGTTATTATAATAGTGACTATAAATATAATGTTTATACATTAAATAAAGGACATAAGGATGAAATAATTATTAAAGATGCATCAATGGAACAAGTATTTAATAAAATAAATCCCAAATATTTAGTTACATACGATTCAAATAAAAAATTAATTAAGGAGTGGAAGTAGACATGAGTAAACAAAATGTAAATGATGAAAAGATTATGGCATTAAAATTTCAGATTCAAGAGAAGAAGAAAAGTTTAAAAACTAAAAAGAGATTTTCACCTTTAACTAATTGTAATTTAGAATTGGATGGAGTAAAATATAATATCCAAGTACCTAATAAGGAGATATTAACTGCTTTATTAGTAAAATTAAATATGTATAGATTATCTATTATTGATTTAGATTTAGAAGATGAATATATAATTTATGGTTATAGTATTGATGAATGGATTACTGATATTAAATTAAAATTAGAAATATTAAAGTACGAGGAAGAAGATAGAAAGTTAAAAAGATTAGAATTGCAATTAGAAAATTTATTATCAAATGAAAAGAAAGTTTCGTTAGCAATTGATGAGATCGAAGAATTAATTAAATAAGGAGAATATATGAAAAATATAAATGATTTATTAAATAAAATTATTGAAAATCAAAAAGATAATACTGTTCAAAAAATTGCTTTTTGCTGTGGCAAATGTGATTTTAATAAACCTGTTAATATAATTGAGACAGATATAGTTAAAATTATTTACACTAACGAAGGTGAATGTGAAATTCGTAGGAAAGAAAATAATAACCCTGTAATCTGTAGGGATAAGAATCAAGAAATATATAGAACGCATGGAGAAAAAATTTATATTAAAGATGAATTATATAGATTGGCAGGAATAGATGAGAAAATAGAAAATTATTAGAAAATTAGAGATTTTGGTTTTCACAAACCATTGATTTTATTGAGTTTGTGAAAACCAAAATCAGTATAAAGTTTATGTTTTATTATAAATTTAATAGAAGGAGTTTTTCTATGGGCAACACAAATATAAATATAAACACAATTAACACTAAAATATATGATATTAAACTAACGGCACAAGAATTATTATTTTTAGATAATAAAGTGTCCGAATCTGCACAAAAAATAATAAATATTGCAAAAGAAGAATTATCTTATAATTTTGATTTACCTATAATGAACGAAATTATAAGAATATCATTACAAAAAGGTAAATTATCATGGACAGGTAAAGATATTAGATCATGTAGTTATTGTGATAAATCATCTTCTTATCAAAAACATATGCGAAATGGCAAATATCATAGAAAAGGTGATATAAACTATGATAAACCCATATATTATTATGGTATTAAATTTAATGAAGGTTTTGTGACAATTAAAGGACATGGTGATTTATGTATTGATTGTCTCAATAAATATAATGTTATTAATAGACTTATTGATTACATAATAGAAAATGATTTATCTATTGAAATACAAAAGAATAGTTATAAAGAAAGTAAATACCTTAAAGATAATATTAGAATATGTAAGAATTGCAATTCAGAAATACAAGAATCAAAAATGGGTAGAGAAAGTACATTAATGGGGAATGGTACTTTTCCTTCCATATGTCCTCTGTGTAATAGTAAATCTTCATTTGCTAATAATCATAAAATCACAGATAAATTTGTTATGATTAATAATCCTGCTTTTGCAGAAGAAATAAAAATATTAAGAGATTACATTAAAGAATTCAATAATAAAGTAGATGATAAATATAAAGTAGAATTATATCAAGATAATAATATTATTACGCATTTTATGATTAAAGAATTAACTTGGAAGAATGGTAAACATACAATTATAGATTTTAATGTTAATAGTAAGAGATATAATAAAGATAAGTATTGGTTTAAATATGATATTCATAATGAATTTGATAAGATATTAGATAAGTATGGGTATGTTGAAAATAAAAAAGATTAAGGAGAAATTTTTATGTACAATTATATTATATGTATGAAGAATGGTAAAGAATATAAAATTAAATGCGATCTTAATTTTAAAGATTTAATTGATAATATAATGTCGCAAAATCAAAATGAAATTAAAATATCACATTTTAATGTAGTAGATTCTAAAGATAGAATTGTTGCTATAATAGGTGGTGAAGTTTCAAGTATTGAATATTTTGTTAAAATATCATGTTAAATGCTGAATTTTGTCACGAAATTAAAATATGATATAATACAATAGGGTGATAAATATGTGGACGATAAAGCAAGAAAGTATTAAACCAATAAAGAAATGGCACATAGAAAATAATGAATATATCATAATTATTCAATATGTAGAAGAAGATAATATCAAAGAGAAAGTATTAAGTCATACAAAAACTGCTCAGAGGTTTTGTAAAGCAAAAAAGAATGGAAATATTATTATTAATTTTAATGGACAGAAAATTAAAGCAAATATAAATGATATTGAAGGAGAGTGATAATTATAGTACAACCATACTATAAAAATAATAATGTAGAATTAAATCAATGTGATAATTTAGAATTATTAAAAGAATTGCCAGATGATTATATAGATTTAATTTATTGCGATATATTATATGGTACAGGAAGAAATTTTGGTGAATATAAAGATATTAAATCAGATAAGAATATTATTAATGAATTTTATATCCCAAGAATAAAAGAAATGAATAGAGTATTAAAAGATACAGGCAATATAATATTACATATGGACGATAGAATTAATCATTGGATTAGGAATATTTGTGATGATATATTTGGATATAAAAATTTCAAAAATGAAATAGTATGGGGATATTTAAGTGGAGGTTCAACTAGAAAATATTTACCCAAAAAACATGAATATTTAATATGGTATTCCAAAACAGATAATTATACTTTTAATCCAATATTTAAAGAATATAGCGACAAAGTAAAAGTTAGAAATGGTTGTGGATTTGATAAACAAGCAAAAGGATACGGATGCAAAGAAGAAGGAACTCCTATAGTAGATTGGTGGATTGATATAGAAAAAGTATTAAATTATAAAATGTCAGAATATACAGGTTATCCAACTCAAAAAAGTAAACAATTATTAGAAAGAGTAATTAAATTGTTTAGCAATGAAAATGATATTATATTAGATTGCTTTATGGGTAGTGGAACTACAGGTGAAGTTGCTATTCAATTAGGTAGAAGATTTATTGGTTGTGATATTGGAGATAAAGCATGTGAAATTACTAAAAGTAGAATTGAAAAAGTTATAGAAAATGTTTGATAGAATGATAAAATAAATACATATAGAATAATATTTTACTATATATAGTGGTAATTCATTTTAATAACTACAATATGTAGTAAAATATCAGCATGAAATCGCAGATTTGTTATGATTTTTAAAAAAGAAGGGAGATAAAAGTTTGGAATTAATTTATAAAACAGACAATGGTAAACTTGTTCAAGGTGATAATATTGAAGTAATGGAGAAAATTAAAGATAATACATATGATAGTTGTATTTCTGATTTTCCTTATGATTTAAAATTTATGGGTAAGAAATGGGATAATACAGGAGATTTTTATAAATGGTGTAATAAAAGAGCAATTGGTTTATATAGAATAATTAAACCAGGAGGTTATGTTTGTATATTTGGACATCCTTAGGATGAAATGTGCCTTTGAAGATGTTGGATTTCAAATAGTAGAAGAAATTGAATATTTATATGGTACAGGATTTCCTAAAAACCAAGATATAGGAAAATTGTTTGATAAGAAAGCAGGTAAAGATAAAGAAAGAAAAATTGTTGGGAAAAATGATAGCAAGGGTATTAGAAGTGGTGATAATAATTTTGTTGGAGATAATTATAAATGTGATGGGTATAATATTACTGAACCTTCAACAGAACAAGCAAAGCAATGGAATGGATGGAAGACATCAGGTTTAAAGCCAGCACATGAATCTATTACAATTTTTCAAAAACCATTAGAAGGTACATATATTAATAATATAAGTATACATAATTGTGGTGCAATGAATATTGATGCTTGTAGAATACCTACTTCACAAGATGATAAAGATATTATCAATGCAAAAGCATCTAAAAATCCAACAACTAATTATTCAGATAATGAAAATAAAATATATGGTGCGTATGCAGAAGATAAGTCAATGCCAGCAAATGAGATAGGAAGATTCCCTGCTAATATTATTCTTGATTCTTCTATGGGAGAAATATTAGATAGTCAAAGTGGAGAAATTAAAAAAGGTCAACCAGCAGGTACAGATTGGAAAAGTGGGAATATTAATCATGAACGCAATGGTGGTAGAAAAGCACAAGAAAAAGATATACCTGCAAGTGAAGGTGGAGCAAGTAGGTATTTCTTAAAGATTAATACAGATGACTTTGTACCATTTTATTATTGTGGAAAAGCAACCAAGAAAGAAAAAGGCGAAGGTAATACTCATGTCACAGTTAAACCTAAACAATTAATTAAATGGTTGATAAAATTAGTTACTCCTATTGATGGTAAAACAATTGATGTAACCGCTGGAAGTGGAACACACGGATTAAGTTGTGAGGAATTAAACAAAGATGAAGGATATAATTTAAAATGGATTAATATTGAGTTATTAAATACAGACAAAGAACCTTATTGTGAAATTGCAAAAAATAGGATTAAAAGTGTAATATAAAATACAAATATAATATTTGAATAAAACTACTGTTTTGTCACAATATAGGTAAAATTACGCAAAATCGTAATATATTTGATTTTACCTATATTAATGTCAATAAACCCTTGATATATAAGGATTAGAGAGCATTTATATGTGTAAAATAAAAGTATAATATAAATATTGTGACGAAAGAAAGATTTTGTCATGAAATAGGTATGATTTATACAATATCGTATTTTAATATATTAATATTGATAATAATATGAAAGGTAAAATAATAATGATAAGTTATTCATTATGGCAATATCATAAAAAAGAAGATGGAACAGTAGTTCAAACACCAGTAGCAATAAATTTTGGAGATAAAAAATCATGTCCTAAGTGTAATAAGTATTTTTTAATTGAAGAAGGAAATATAATGCGTTGTGCTGGATGTTATTATTTAACTTGTTATATATCTAATAACGACAATAAAAATAAAAAAATAGATAAAATTAAAAATTGTTTTTATATTCCTATTAATTTAGTAGAAGAAGGTAATAATTGGTTTGAAGTAAAATATGAATTACATAGTGCAAAAGAAATTTATATTTTAAAAGATAAAATAAAAAGTATGTTATAAGTATTTACTAAAGAAAAATTTAATTATTAAATTTAAATAAGAAGGATGTGAATATACATACATAGTCAATTTTTATTCACTAAAGATAAATATAATAAGGTATATGATTATTTATCTAATAATATATTATACAAACCAAACATACAACAATTATTCTTACAATGTGAAAAATACGGTGATGTATATTTAATTGGAGGAGCAATAAAAGATATTGCTTTCTTTAATAGAAAACCAAAAGATTATGATATTATTATTAAATCATCAAATAAAATTGAATTAAATTTACCAGATTGTTTTAAAATAAATCTAAATAGTTTTGGAGGATATAAAATATTTTATAAAGAGATTATATTTGATGTATGGAATTGTAAAGATGAACAAGATATTTTTAATACAAGTATTAAATTTAATATTGATGGACTATATATAAATTTAACTAAGAATTATTATAAAGATAAATTATTTAATCAAGCAATTATTGAAGGTACTGTTATATTTATTAATAATAAAAATATGCATCCAGTAGAAGGTATGGATTATAAAAGAGGATTAAAATTGGCAAATGATTTTGGATTGAAATATAAATATAAAGAGTAAATATAAAGAATAAATATAAATAAAGGAGAGAATTTAATATGGTAATGAAACCAGAAGAATTTGATAGTTTATATTTATCATTTTTAAATGGCAATGAATTATCCAGAGAAGAAATTAAAAACTTATTTGATACTTTCGGAGAATTAATAAATGAGTATAAACGATTATTAGAAGAATGTAAAAAATTATCAGCAAATAATTTATAATAATATAAACTATATGTAGTATTAAGAAAATAAACATACATTACATATAGTAATAAAATTAAGAACAATTTCCTCTTTGGTTTTAATATTTTAGGAAAGGAGAATTGTATATGAAAGATATACGTTGCATATTAGGAATTCATGATTGGAAATATGAAGCAACGGCAATTCGTAGTTGTGGTTCTGAATTAGAAAAACATTATCGCTGTTTAAGATGTGGAGAAAGATTATATATGGGTTGCGATACGAGTCCTGAAGGATGTAAATATTTTAAATTTCCTAAGTGTATTTATGTTACTGAAGAAAATCCTGAATGTTATAGAATGAGAAAGAAAAAGTAAAATAAAAATAATTATTTTAAAAAGGAGTAAAATATGTCTTGTGAAATTTGTAAAAAGTTAGAATTTATCAATAAAGAATATCCAGATGATTTAACAATGGAATATATAAAACATATTAATAATACTATAGATGAAGAAAAGATTAAACAAGGATATATTAATTATTTGATTAAGTGTGGATTTACACCTGAAGAATATATGAAAGAATATTATAAGAATGAAAAAATAATAGTTGACAGAATGGTAAAATAAATGTTATAATACGTTAGGGTTAAGAATTAGAAAATTATTAAAAGGAGGTTAAACATATAAAAGAATGTTGTGCAAATTGTCATTGGTTTTTAGATGAAGTATTAGAAGAATGTGATGGTTTGGATGATATATACAATGATAAATGTCATGAATATTCAGAAGGTAGATATATAAAGGAAGAATTGAAGGAGGTTACATATATGCAAGAAGTATTAAGTATTGTTAATCAATTAGCAAGTACAAGTAGTCGCAATGAAAAAGAATCTATCTTAAAAAAGAATCAAAACAATCAACTATTCAAAGATATTCTTACATTCGTTTATAATACTTTAGAAGTTAAAACAGGTATTAAACGTAAAAAACTTGAGAAGGAAGTTAATTCTAAACCAACAGTAATTATGAATAATTTCTATGATTTAAGAGATTATCTATCTAATCATAATACTGGTTCAGATGAAGTAATTGCAAATATTCAACAGTTTTTATCTCAACAAGAAGAAGATATGAAAGAATTGTATATTAAAATTATACTTCAAGACTTACGTTGTGGATTAAAAGAAAAAACTGTTAATTCTGCTTTCGGATATGAATTTATTTATATACACAAGTTAGAGAAAGGCGAAGTAGCAGAAGAAAAACATTTTAAATGGCTTAAAGGTAAGGAATTTGGTATTTATAGAAAATTAGATGGATACAGAAGTGAAATAGAAATTGGAAATAATAAAGTTAAAATAATGTCTTCTGGTGGAGAAATTTATAAAGAATTGGTTGATATTGAAAAAATATTATCTGAAACTGATTTACCACATGGAGTATTTGTTTGTGAATTATTAGCAACAGATAATGAAAATATAATGTCTAGAATAGAGAGATTTAATAAAACTGGTTCTATTCTTAGGAAAGATGGAGAAAAGCATGGAATAGAAGTTAATATATTTAATTTTATTCCTGATGATGGATTTTATAAAGGTTATCATCCTATGACTTGTAGAGATAGAAAGAATTTAGCAAAAGAATTGATTGATAAGATTAATTCACCTTTAATTAAAAATGTTGATTCTTTTTATATCGGAAAAAATATTGCTCAAATTGATTATTGGTTTGAAAAAATGATGGATCAAGATGATGAGGGCATTATGGTTTTACCTTTAGATGCTAAGTATTATGGTAAAAAATCATATCAGCAAATGTTAAAAGTTAAAACTGAGAAAGAAGCTGATGTGGCTATTATTGGTTTTGAAAAAGGTGAAAAAGGTAAGGAATTTGAAAATACTTTAGGTAAAATAATTATAGATTATAAAGGTAAACCAGCAAAAGTAATGTGTGGATATAAAGTAAAATATAATCCAGAAAAATATGATAATAGGATGGTTAGAGATTATATTTGGAATCATCAAGATGAATTAATGGGAAAAATTGTTAAAGTAAGGTATACTGATGAAAATGTTAATGAAAAAGGTGAATTGGATTTAAGACTATGTAGATTGATTGAATATAGAGATGATAAGATTGTTCCTAGTTATAATTAAAATAAACAAATTAAAAGGAGGAAATATTATGATTATTAAAGAAGAACAAAGAGATTTATTTTCAGTACCACATGGTTATTATTTTGCACATTGTATTTCAGGTGATTTTGCTTTAGGTGCAGGAATAGCAGTTAAATTCAATGAGTTATATAATATGCGTAAAAAGTTAAAAGAAGTTGCAGAATATAAATCTGATAATTGTGCAATTCTTATTGATAATGTATTTAATCTTGTGACTAAAAGAAGAGCATTTCATAAACCTACATATGATAGTTTAAATGAAGCATTGGTAGATATGATGGAGCAAGTTATTAGTTTAGGAGTAGAAAAAATTGCGATTCCATTGATCGGATGCGGTTTGGACAGATTAGATTGGAGCATTGTTAAGGAAATAATTGAAGAAGTTTTTGAGGATGTTGATGTTGAAATTCTAGTTTGTTATTTATAAGAGAGGTGGATATATGCAAAATCCATTGTATTTAGTTAAAGTAGAACCAGGAGAGAATAATAATAAATATTACCAGATGTTGGATAAAGGAGATGGTTACTTTATATGTAAATATGGTAGGATAGGTAATTCAGGATATCAAACAAAAACTTATCCTATATTTAAATGGGAATCTCAGTATAAAAGTAAAATAAAAAAGGGTTATGTGGACAATAGTAGATTAGTTGCAGAAACTATTATCCCTCAAAATAAAAAGAAAGAATACCTTGATATTATTATTCCTTCAATCGCACAAATTGTAATAAGATTACAATCAATGGCATGACAAGCAATTAAAGATAATTATACAATATCTTCTAATAAAGTTACACAACAAATGATTGACGAAGCACAATTAATTTTAAATAATTTAATTGATACAGATGATATTGAATTATTTAATAAGATATTAGTTGATTTATTTAAAACTATTCCTAGAAAAATGGGAAAAGTTAAAGATTACTTAGCAAAAGATGATAAAGATTTTAGTGAGATTATTCAAAGAGAGCAAGATTTACTTGATGTAATGAAAGGGCAGGTGGTACAGCATTCAATAGTCAAAGATGAAAATAATGAAAATGATACATATGAAATGCCAAATCAAACAATATTAGAAGTCTTAGGATTGCAATTTGAAGAAATTAATCAGGAAGAAAAAGAATTAATCAAGAAAAATCTTGGTGGTATTAGTGATAAGTTTTATCAAGCATGGAAAGTAATTAACATTAAGACACAAAAGAAATTTGATGAATTTACACAGAGCAATAATATAAATAATATGAAGTTATTATGGCATGGCAGTAAATCAGAGAATTTCTGGTCAATTATTAATATGGGTCTAGCACTTAGACCTCCAGCAGTAATCACAGGTAAATTATATGGGAATGGTATTTACTTTGCTCCAAAAGCTAGAAAAAGTTTAGGATATACATCTTTAAATGGAAGTTATTGGGTTAAAGGTAATAGTAATTCAGGATTTATGGCATTATTTAATGTTGCTTATGGTAAACCTTATGATGTTTATACATTTGATAGTAAATATCATAATTTAAACTATGAAAACTTACAAATAATGTGTCCTGGTAGTAATTGTTTACATGCACATGCAGGTGCAAATATTGGTTATTCAACATTAAAGAATGATGAAATAATAGTATATAAAGAAGAACAATGTACTATAAAATATTTAATTGAATTGAGGTAGTTATTAATTTCTGTCAAGGGAAAAATAAAAATAAATAAAATTTCTCTTGACAGAATGATAATATAAATGTTATAATAATGAAGGATTAAGAAGTAAGAATTAAATTCAAAAAACAAAAAATTAAAATGAAAAGGAGAAATGATTTATTTATGATCGATGTTAAAAAAGTGCCGTACAAAAGTATTGAAGTAGAAACAGAAGTAGGAATTCAAACTATTTCAAGTGGAAACAAAATTAGATTTGTTACCGAAGATAATGGTGAATTAAAGCAAGGAGTAGTGACTGGTTTTAAAGGTACTAAACCTGAGAAAGTAGAAGTAGAATTTATCCCAAGTGATGGTAAACACAAGGAAACGTGGAGTATTTTGGAAATGGAGGATGGAAGTTTAAGATTGAGTGAGGAGGAAAAGGATGAAGATAAGGGTGGTGATAATGGAGAAGAAGAATAAGTGATAAGGTTTAGTTTAATAGGTTAGTAAGTTAAGTAATTAGTAAGAATAATAAAATAAAAAATACATATATAAAGGAGATAATATTACATATGGCAAATAACACATTTGAATTTGTTGGAAAATTATCAATTGGTAAAGAATCAGAAAAATTTAAACCTTATACTACAGAAACTTATCCTAGTGGTTGGGTATCTAACAGATTATTATTTAATGTAATTGCAGGAGATAATCGTCATATGCTTGAATCTAAAGGTGGATATTTTGCTAATGGTGAAGGTAAAATATATTCCTTTTCAAAATCTGGTAAAGATGATGAAGGTAATCAAGTTAAAGGTGAAAAACTTGAAATTGCATGGAAAGATAGATTTAAACCAGAAGAAATTGCTAATGTAGCTGAATTTAAAAAATTTGTTATTGATTTAGAAGAACCTGGACGTAGATTTAAGTTAGAAAAAGCATTAGAAAAATATAAAGACGGAACATTAGAAGATGAAGAACTTAAAAATTTAGGTGTAGAAGATATTGAAAAAGTATGTGAAGATAGTAAGAAAAAACGTAAAGAATTCCTTGCTGAATCTGATTTCGCAGAATATTTATATAAAGTAATTTCTTCAGGTAAAATTAATGAAAGAATGTTTAAAGTATTAGGTAATATCGTATATACATATTCAGATAAAACTGAAAAATTTTATAAGAAAAATGTTCCTACTAGAATTTATTTAGCAGAAAAAGATGCTCAACCAGTTTCAACAGGACAATTAACTTTATTTTTTAATAAGGATAGTTTAGATGATAGTTTATTTAAGAAAACACAAAAATATTATGTTAATACATATGTTAGAGACTATGATAATCAAAGAAAAACTAATATTCCTTGTCCAGTAATTTTAACTATTGACTTTTCAAATGAAGATGAAAAAGTTAAAAAAGTAAATGATTTATTTGTAAAGCAATTTACTGTTAAAGATAAATCATGGAAAGAATTTGGTGTTAAAGTAAAAATACTTGATGGTGCTCAAAAAATGGAAATTACAGAAGATATGCTAAATGATTTTCAACGTGAAATGCTTGAATTAGAAGCTATGACGATGGATCAAATTAGAGAAGATATTATGAAAGAAACTGGTGGAAACATTTATGGAGATCCTGTAAGAGAAATGGTAATTATTAATGCTGCTAAAGGGTATACAAAAGGTAGAAAAGATACAGTATACCAAAACAAAGATTTTGTTATTGTTCCAATAGAAATAAAAAAAGAAAAAGATAATAAAAACAAAGAAGGAGAAAATGAAGATATATTTGATGATTTAGATTTAAATTTAGACTAATTAAAAAATAAAGGGGTGAAATTCCCCTTTTAATAAAATAATAATATAAAAGGAGATTAAAATTTATGACAAGAAGAAAAGTAGGTAAAAGAAAAGAAGTCAAAATTGATTTTGCTAATTATAGTTATTTATTAGATGGAATCGCCGGGATCGGGAAAACGACTTTAGCATATGAAGTTGGTAAAACTCTTTACGGTGAAGATGGAATAATGATTTTAACTGTAGGTCAAGAACCTGAACCAGATCATTTAGGAGGAGTTTTATCTGATAGAGCAGGAACATGGGAAGATTTAACAGAAATGGTTGATGATCTAGTTGCATATAGAAATGAAGATTATAAAAATTTAAAAATGATTGCAATAGATACTGTAGATGAATTATTTAGACTTGCAGAAGAAGAAGTAGTAGAGATATATAATGCTTCTGTTATACCAGAGAAAAGAGTAAAATCAATTAAACAAGCATATGGTGGGTTTCAGGGAGGAGAAAATAAAGTAGTAGATTTAGTTATTTCTACTGTATTTAAGTTAAGAGATGCTAAATATGGTATTTTCTTTATTGGTCATACAAAACAAAAAAATAAAAAAGATCTTATGACTGATATTGAATATGAACAACTTACCTCAAATTTAGAAGCTAAATACTATAATGCAATTAAAGATAAAGTAAATATTGTTGCTTGTGCATACATAGAAAGAGAAATGAATGATATTGAAACAGTTAAGGATGCATTTAGCAAGAAAAATAAACAAGTAGGTAGAATTGCTTCTGAACGTAGAGTGATTGTATTTAGAGATGAAGAATATGCAATTGATGTAAAATCACATTTTATTGATATTGAACCTAAAATTGAATTTGATACAAATATTTTTATTGATACTATTCTTGTTGCAATTAAAAAACAACATGAAAAATATCATGGTAAGACTTCTGATAAAGAATTAAAACAAATAAAAGAAAAGCAAGAAACTGAACGTATAAATGAAGCAGAAGAAAAGGTACAAGAAATTAGAGAAGATTTAGATAATATATCAGATGAAGAGAAAAATAAAGAATTAGTTAAGAAAATTACTAGTCATTATAAAACTGCCAATCCTGAACAAAAAAAATCAGTGAAAGATATATTAGAAAAAAATGGTACATCAAAATTTGATCTTGCCTTACCAACAAGAGTATTTGAAGAAATATTACATATTTTTGAATAAATAATTTAATAGGGAGAATATTATTCTCCCTATTATCTATTGGAAGGTGGATATTATATTAGTAAAATGTAAATGCCATGATAATAATAAAATAGAAAGAGATACTGCATTTAAAGTAATTATTAATGGTAAAAACGAATACTATTGTACTGAAAAAGATTATTTATTAATTAAAGAAGAAAAAGAAAATAGGATAAATTGTATAGAAAATATTAATAAAATATTTGGATATGTGATAACAAATACAGCATTATTTAAAGAATTAAAATTGATTGCAGAAATTCATACATATAAGAAAATTAATTTATATTTAATGGATAACATCAGTTTCTTAGAAAAAGTTATGTCTAAAGAATTTAGTCGTGAATATGGAAAGATTAGGTATTTTATGACAATACTTAATAATAATTTGCAAGATTATAAATTAAAACAACCTGAACCAATTAAGCAATTAGATATTGAAATGATTGAAGTTAATTATAAATCAAAAGAACGTAAAAAGAATCTATCAGAATATATAGAAGAATTGGAGGGATAATTTGAGTGAATTTATTAGTGGTTGCAGTAAATATCCTGAACAATTACTTAAAGGAAGAATAACCATAGAAGGTAATGTTATTTCTTGCTTATTTAAAGACATTTTATTACTTGATGAATGTAATCTTAAAATTGAAGATTTTTTGTCAATAGATGGTAGATTTTATTTTGCTTTAATTCAAAATATAAGATCTAAAGGATTCCCTTCTATTGATGAAGTAACTATTCTATCTAATATATCTGAAATGATTGAAGAAAGTTTTCAAAATAGAGGTGGATGGAATACAATACAAAACCTAATTGACATAATTAATGACAAAAATTGGGATACATATCTAGATATTTTATATAGAGAAAACATTATAATTAATTTGTATAATAATGGATTTAATTTGCTAAGTGCTGTAGAAGAAGACGGTAAAAATATTATTCCATTAGATTTATTTAGAAAAATGGATAGTGAAAGTGTTATTGAATATTATGAAAATAAACTATCAACATTTTCAACTAGAAATAGTAGTAAAATTATAGAAGAAGGTAATCTTGATATTACAGATGAATTTATTGAAGAAGTACAATCAGGATTAGAAAGTGGTGTACCATTTAATACGTGTGGAATTGATTGTGATGGAAATAATGTAATGTGTTTTCCTTATATATCCAATCAAATAGGAGGTTTATTATCAGGAGCATTACATATGTTGGGTGGTTTTAGTTCTTCTGGAAAAACTACATTAATTATTACAATATTAATGGCATTAGCTTCACAAGGGAAAAAAACATTAATTATTACAAATGAACAAAAAAGTACAGTATTTAAGATTCAATTTATTACATGGTTACTTGCTAAAAAGTTTAAGTATTTTAAAGTAACTAAAAGAAAAATAAAAAATAAAAATGAATTAACAGATATTGACAAAGAATATATAAAAAAAGCACAAAAATTATGGAATGAAGAATATAGTAAATATTTTAAATTTATTCAAATAGCAGATGCAGACATTAATTTAGTAAAAAAGAAAGTAAGATATTATGCTTTGTCTCATGGATTCGATTGTTTTGTTTATGATACATTTAAATCAGAATTAACAAATATGAAAGGAGATCAAAACTGGTTAAATTTAATTAAAGATTCTAGAGAACTAGATAAACTTGCTAAAAAATATAATCTTATAGGATTTGCAAATATTCAATTAGCACAAGCATTATTTGGAATATTATTTTTAGATGCTTCAACATTAAGTCAATCAAAACAAATAAAAGAAATATTAGAAACATTATTATTAATTAGACCAGTATTTTCAGATGAATTAGATAAAAGTAGTAAGTATTATTGTAAACCATTTAAAAGAGTAAAAATACAAAATAAATGGTGTGAAGAAGAATATGAACCAGATCCAACAGCGGTTTATAGAATGTTATTCTTTGAAAAAAATAGAAATGGTGAAAATTCAAGTGATACAGGAGTAGCTATGCTTCTAAAATTTAATGGAAATACAGGAACATTTACTGAATCTGCATATTCAAGACCGAAACATGGAAAGATTGGAGGATAAATTAAATTATTATATAAGTAATATGATATTAATACATAATTTATATGGATGGAGCGAATTTTGTGATAACTGAAATCAAACAAAAACTCATAGATAATCCTATACATATTAAAAATATATTAGAATATTATGAGTTTCATAATATTGATCTCAAATCACATGAGATTCGTGCTGGTATTAATGAAAAAACTAATAAAACATCAATAAGAATTAAATTACATAATAATCAATATTTATATGTTTCTGATTATGGTAGAGGAATTAATTGTGATTTTATCAGTTTTATTATTAAAAGTAAAAATGTTGAATTTAAAGAAGTTATTAATATTATTAAAAAAGAATTAGGAATTGATTCATTTTATTATTATAAGAAAAGAAAATCTGTATTTGGAGGATTCTATAATAAAATTAAATCTAAAAATGCACATGTTATAGAATTAAAAACTTATGATGAGAATATTTTAAATCAATATTTGGATAAATATAATATTATGTTTTTTCGTGATAATATATCATTTCAAACACAAAAGAAATTTAAAATTGGATTTGATATATTATCACAAAGAATTACATGTCCTTGGTGGAGTTTTGAAGGAGATTTAGTTGGTATTACTGGAAGATATATAGGAGATTATGAAATGGATAATACATTAAAATGGTGTCCAGTAATTCCTCATCTAAAATCTCAAACATTATATGGTTATACAGAAAATTACCAATACCTTCAAGGATGTGAAGAATTATATATTTTTGAATCTGAAAAGGGAGCAATGCAATTAGATAGTATGGATATATATACTGGATTAGCATTGGGTGGTAATTCAATTCATTATCATCAAATAATAAATATAATAAATTTGCAACCTCAAAAAATAATTTTAGGAATGGATGAAGGTTTAAAGGAAGAAATTGTTGTAAATCAAATTAATAAAATAAAATCTATGTTAAAATTTAAAGATATTAAAGTGGGATATATCATAGATAAAGAAAATAAAATATTACCTAAAGAATCAAAAATGAGTCCTACAGATTTAGGTAAAGAAAAATTTATAGAATTAAAAAATAATTATGTAGAGTGGGTGTGATATTGAGTAAAATAATATATAGCTTTAGTAGATTAGATAGTTTTCATAATTGTAAAAGAAGTTATTTTTATACATATGTTCTTGGACAAAGAGGTGGTGAAAACATATATAGTTTTTTAGGTACTATATGCCATGAATTAACTCAAGGGATAATTGAGAATAAAGAAACAAATGAAGGTGCTGTAGAAAAATTTACTCAAGCAGTAGATGATGCTGATATGCTTGGATTAGAATGGATTAGTGAAAAAGTTAAAAATAATTATAAAGAATGTATTACACATTTTTTTGAAAATTATATTTCCGAAGCAATAAAAGATTTTAAGATTGAAGAATACTTTGAAGTGAATGTAAATGGAGTTATGATGAAAGGATATATTGATTTATGGTATTTTAAAGATGGGAAAATACATATATGTGATTTAAAAACAAGTAGTAAATATAGTAAGAAAGATTTACTTAAAAAACAAAGACAATTATATTTATATGCATATGCTTTAAGTAAACAATATCCAAATATGAAGATTAATTTATATTTTAATATGTTAAAGTACGTAATTCAAAATAATAAATTAGTTGAAAGAAATAAATGTAGTATATTTGAGGATTACTCAGATGGATTAGTAATAATAAAATATGATGATGATATTGCTAAAAAAGATATTGAAGATTATGTGACAAATACAGTAGATGAAATTGAATTGTTGGATAAAGATATTATATTTTGGAATAAAAATTATAATGCTGAAAAAGATTTCTTTTGTGTTAATTTATGTAGTTTTAGAGATAAGTGTTTAATTGAATAAAATAATAAGGAGGAATAATATGCAATATTGTAGTATATGTGGTGTATCAGAATTAAATACATCAAGATTTAATAAAAATAGTAAATATGGGAAAAATTTATGTAACAAGCATTATTTGCAAATAAAGAATCATGGTAAAATAATTGATTCTTCACAACCGGATATAAATGATAAGAGAATATATTGGAAACCAGAAGAAGAAAATAAATTAATAGAATTAGTAGAAAAAATAATTCCATATAAAGAGATTGCAGAAATATTACATAAAAGTGTTACATCAATTAATAGTAAAGTAAATCAAATGGGAATAAAAACAAAATATAAAAATAGCAATAAATTTAAAGCTATATATCAAGATTATAATTGGTGTTATCAAAAATATATGGTTGAAGGTTTAAGTCATAAAGAAATGGCAAAAGAAGCAAAATGTACAAAAAGAGTGATTGAAAAATGGTGTACCGAAATACATAGAATAACTCAAGAATATAGACAAGTTAATAAGCAATTAAATGAAAAACAAAAAGATTTAATTATTGGTTCAATGTTAGGGGATGGTCATATTGATAAGAGAGAAGATCAACCTATATTTATAGAATCACATGCAGAAAATCAAAAAGATTATTTATATTATAAATATAATAATCTTAAGGAATTCTGTAATATTTCTCCTGTTAGGAAAGAAGCATGTTATAGAGAATTTAATGGTAAAATGTATTTATGTCAACCACAATATAGATTATCTACAAGAATACATGATTGTTTATTAGAATATAGAGGAAAAT